GCGACAAAAGAAACGCGAAGCCGATGCTGAAGCGTCGACAGATGGAAAGATGGAGGAGATCAAAGAAAGTGACGAACCTGAAGTTTCATCTGCATAATTCTAAAAAAAAACACTACCCCCTTTGTCTAAAAATAACAATATATCATTGTTTTTAGATAAAAATGTTCACATACAGTAAACGAAATGTTAGAAATACTCTTGACCATTGTTTTGGTAGGAGCTTTCTTTATTTTGTTTTTTAAACCAAAATATAATTTAAAAAACAAAACAGTTTCAGAGCCAGAAGCTTCGACGACTGCTGGGTTCGTTGAAGATACAAATGATGCGTTTATTATTCCAACATACCCATCACAGCTTATAAAACGAGATGCATCGGGTGGTATTAAACCTATCTATGGTGATATAGGGACGTTCGTTGCGTACTCAAGTGTACCTGAGGATCACTGGTTGCATGGTTTTCCCCATAAAAAAGCCTAAGAGGAATACTGCAAATGCTATAATCCATGTTGACTTGTCGACGGTAGAGAAGAAGTCATTTTTTTCTGATTGTGGGGGAGGAGGGGTCATAGGAGGGAATGCTTGTGGAACTTGCATGGAATAATCATTATAATAGTGTTGTTCTTCCTGATTAGTGTCATCCATCTTTTCATTATTTAAAGGATCAACAGATGGATCATAATCAATCGGATTTCCGATGTCAGTTTCCATTTTCTATTATAGTTCATTGTTTTTTTAAGCATCTTCTGACTCACTTTCATCATCTACGACGAAGTCTTTGAGATTACCATTTTCATCCATCTCTTCTTCGTCGTCGTCTTCATCTGAAGTAAAATCTACCTCATCTTCTGTGTCAAGCTCTGAATCAAAGTCTGTATCGTGATCATCAACGGTGTAGTCATCTACTAGGTCTGTTTCAGTGGGTTGAAACGTAGCAGGTTTCTTTATCTTACGCCCAGATCGTGTAAACATTTGGGTATATAGAGAAATTACTGTTTAAGTACATTTACAATATCAGCATTTAATACGTGTATTCTTGGGGCACTTCGTTTACATTTTGGACATTTTTGTGTAATCTCCTTCCCCCTGATGATATACGACATCGAAACATCATCGTGTACACCCCGAATCGTTTCACAATAATTAGACGTCGTGAGAGCTATGAAGTATGGCTTACTTTTTCCTGTTTTTTCGATTTTAACCACGTGAGTTCCTTCTGGTGCTTTCATATTCTTTGTTATGAACGTCTCCAACGGTTTCTTGATTCCACCATATTCTATGAGGGGCTTCTCTACACGTTTCTTAATTTCTGGACAATACTTTAGTTGCTCTTTCTTGGGATACAGTTTATCTGTAATGTTTGGTGTCAGCAAATGTCTACGCCCACAAAAGTCTTTGCAGAATCCATCTCGACGACCCCAAAGTGTCTCGCATCTACAGAAACACTTCTGGATAATTTCATTTCCACTGATGATAAACCATATATGATTAGACCCATGTTCTCGCTTCAAGTTTTCACAATATTTCGAGTTTGACGAAACGAGGAAGGTTTGTCTATGTTTGAAGAGTTTGGTAATATAGGAGGTCTCCTGTCCTTCTAGGTGTCTCCGAATGTAGTCTTGTATGAGCCCTTTCGTTTCCTGATCGTGGAGTTCATCTTTCGTTTGTTCTTTCGTGAATGTACCTTCTTTCACTACAATTGAGGGAGGTTCCACGTGCGTCGTTTGGGGTTCATCTGTGCGAACCGCTGACATTTTGAGAACTTCTACACTCGGATTTTGGTCGATTTGAATAATTGTACTGAGGGGGCCATCGACATATCGAAATATTGGAAGATATGCTAATTGGTCCACCCGCCCCTTTTCACAATTCTCACAACCCTGACCACCACAAGGATTATGTTTCGCTCTCTTGTACGACCATGGCATTCTAAAACCACTTCCTTTTGTTTTTCGACTAGCGCTTCCATAGACAGCTAAATCTATAATTTCATTCCAATCTGTACCACTATTCAAGGTGGAGAGAGCCAATAGGATATGATCTCTGAGGGCTAAGGCTGATATCTGGTCAACTACAAAACCTGGCCAATTCAGATGTACACCAGTTTTTATGAGTGTACCAGATTCTTTGGGTGGTGAGATCGAAATGAGACACTCTTTTCCACCGTGTCGTTTTACTTTGTCACAAATCACTTTACAAATACTCCTAATTTCATCGACTTCAAGGGGTTTTTCATCTTTGTAGTCAATGTCCACGAAAAAGTTGTACCTCTCACTCTTCTGCTCGACAACGTAGAGCTTTTCACCACGCTTTACAGCATCTATATACTGATCATAAAAATCGTTCAATTTATCAAATGGCACAGAAAGGACACCACCGTCCATGAGCACATGTGATAGATTGGTTGCATTATTAAATTTTTGAGATGCACACCAAGCCTTAAACATACTTGGAGTACACGCTTATTCTCTAAACCACCTCATACAAGAAACATCTGAAAACTCTTTTCCTTGGGACAATTGTTTCTTAAAGGTGAGCAGTTCATAAACTGTCATATCTTTGTTATTTTCTTTCCACTCCTCAATTTCCTCCTCACAGAGACCACGATTCTTTTCCAATAGTTCTCCAATCTGCATTACAATGTAAGCCTTGGACTTCATTATTTAATAGAGAAGGTTTTTCTATTGTGAGAACTTATACACGCATAAAATTGAGGATTCTTAATCACGTTATCCACGATAAGTTTCCATCTCTTACGTGTATTGAATTCCTCTAGGGTTTCATAATTCATATAATCATTTTCATCGTATGTTTTTTTAATGGGTTGATTCAACAACTTTTTTAGATTTGTCTTCTGCTTCTCATCATAAAACTTCTTCACCTGGGATTGTTGCTCTGCGAGTGAATAATCCACAAAGAATATAAAGACATTATATTCGAGATCCACCCCTGGACTCTCTTTGACCACAAACTTAAATTCTGTATATTCACCACTTTTTAAAGATACTACACCCCTCGTCTCCTCCTCGAGTTCCCTGAGAGCACACCGAAGTGGATTGAATATTTCACGTCGTCTACACCCACCAGTGACGAATATCCAATCCTTAAATCGACGGTCTCTCACTGTGAGAAATATAGGTTTCCCCGAGGCGAAACTAACTGGTACTGCAATTGCTTTGTACTTTTTCATTGCGCATTCGCAAGTTAATATATGATGATATGTTTATTCCTCCTTTTTTTCTTCGATTTTTTGTGCAGGTTCAGTCTCGAGTGCTTCCTCCTCTTCCTCGAGGATGGGTGTGTTCATGTGCTGAACGAGCTGCTCTGAAAATGTCCTGAACCCGGTCATTTCCTCCTTCGTCTTATTGAGTTCCTTGAACAGGAAAATGAGACCGAGAAGACATACAGCTGTCGCGAGCATCATGATATTTTCACGGTTCATCTGAATCATTTGTAGGTTATAGTCGACTTTACCTTTTAAGTAAGTACACCCATTTTAGATTTACCTGGGGTGGGACACTCATATGGTGTCTGAGCAAATTGAACGGCTTCGTAATGCGTGTTTTCACAGGACTTTTCTGTTGGTGGTGTGGGCTGACCAACAAACTTTTCGAGTGTCCTGGATTTGGGATTGTACGTCAATACAAAAACGATGGCGAGAAGGAATATAACCTTCCAAATCATTGTTTACTAATTAGTTAGAATATAAAAGACCACCCATACCATTCTCAATACGGAGGACGTTGTAGTTCACCGCGTAGATATCCTTATCACAGTTGGCAGTGTCGTTGATGATGCGCGCGGAATCGAGGCGCGAGAAGTTCAACGAACCAGTGGGTTGGAGCTTACCAGCATCGAGGCAGAAAGGGTAAAAGAAGAGCTTGGTGCCAGGGGTGGCGGTGCCGTGGGAAGTGTGGTAGTAGAGAGGCACAGTGGTGTAGTTAGGATCGGCAAACTTGTAGTCGGCCACATCAGTACCATTGATTTGGAGCTTCAGCTTGTTGGTCGCTGTACTGACCATCGTGACCGCCGAAGCATCACCAGCGGCGAGGTACTTGACTGGGTGGTTAAAGTTCAGCTCCTGGATCTTGGAGTTGGAGGAGATCGCCTTCTGGACCTGGGTCATGATCATGTTCTGGGGCTGGGAAGCGAACACCTCACGCTCTTGGGTGTCGAGGTAGGCATAGTTCGCGTACACCTCCCACTTGCTCGAGGCAGCCTCGACACCCCAGGTGATACGAAGCTCGACATCGTGGTACTGGAGAGAGATGAGAGGGAGGGCCGACTGCCAGTTCTCACAGAAGGAGAATCGGAGAGGGTAGAACTTAGAAGCGCTGGTGCCATCATAGAGGCTGGCCGACGTCGACTTGGCGGAAGAGAACGCCGAAAGGGTGGGGGCGATGAGGGTCGAGTAGGTCGAATCCTGTTCATCAATCACCTGACCCCCAATTAGGAGTTCGACCTTGGAGATCACATCGGTCCAGTTATCGGTGAAGGTGTTGGCCGAGAGACCATCACCCGCGATGGGCATGAGGTAGACATAGTTGAGGAGATCCCCCTTACGCTCGAAGCGGATGGTGGACATGCCGTTGTTCGAGACGTTGCCTTGGATGACCTGACGCTCGACAGTTTGGGAAAAGTTTGTGTGACGCTTGTAGGTCGACCTGAAAAAGCTGACTTGGGGGTCACCAACGAGGTGCACATCCTGGGCTCCGACGGCGACGAGTTGGGCAATACCACCAGACATTTTATAATATAGTGAGACTTTATTTTTAAGCTCGGGGCGAAAGTCGGAAAGACTTCCCCCCGCTTAGATACGGGAAACTTTAGAAACTCTGAGACAGTTTGTAAAGTTTGGTTTTTCATGTACGACCAGAGACCTTCGGTCTCAAATCGGGACTAAGCACTTTCTAAAGCCAAGATACGAGATTTGTAAGAAGGGTGAGGACGGTTAATCTTATTCGATGACATCTTCACATGTCAATCCATAAGCATTTTTAAACTGTGTGTACAACAACTCATATATATTCTCATTAGGGGGAATGTCATCATTATTCACTAGGACACTATATGATTTTAAAATACTTCTAGTATCCGCTTCTAACGATTTTTGGCGATTTACCCATACTGAAATTTTAGAACGAACTTGATATGTTTTGGGATTGTGTGACACTTTTGTTACGATGATTGGGTGTCCCGAACCAATACTCGCGTATACATTCGAAACTTCCAGACCTGACTCCAAAGTTATCATATCTTTAATGAGAATACCCATATAATATAACCCAATAAAAAAATTAAGCGTCTTGAATTCCACCATTAAACACAACCTCACATTCTGCTACAATCCTCTGCCTGGCATTATCCTTAACCGTTAAGGTCAAAATTCTATTCGTACCATCCCAAGTCATAGAAAACCAAGATGACCCTGGATCTGATCCAGATATGGTAGTCATTTGATCCAGATCGTTATTATTATCAACAACTTTAAACCCGGCCTCCCAACCCCACGCAAAACCCGAACCACCGTTATGATTAACCACTGCAGCTTTAATTTTAAAGAATCCGGGTACCCACGATGAAGTACTATTTAACTTGAATTGGAATATCCTGTCGGACCCATTCGAGTGACTCACTTGTTTTAATGATGTGCTACTCCCTTCCCTGTGAGCAAGTCCTAATTGACCGAGACATACTCTACCTGGTGCAACGAGTTGGTATGAGTATGGATTATCCGTCCCGATGCCGACGTTGCCGGATGCATTAATTCGCATTTTCTCTACACCATTTCCACTCTCACTTGTCCAAAACGAGATGGGGTAATTATCGTTGCTCACCATTCTTAAATTATTATTACTACTTGAACCATAACCAACCCAGGCAGAATATGTTCCATCGGTGTTCAAAATACCAAAGCTTGGACCTCCCGATGTATCATTTCTGGTAATATTTATATGGTGACCTTGGTCAGTTACTATATCACCGTCAACATGCAATTTATGACCCGGATTCGCCGTCCCGATGCCGACGTTGCCCGAGCTCGTGATGCGCATGCGCTCTTGAGTAGCGGTTGCAAAAGAAATATATTGAAAACTGCTGTTACTTTTTGATGAGAGCATCTCAATATTAGACTCAGAATCACTGAATCCAGATCTTAAATTAAGACTGACACCCAAACCGTCTATATCATCCGCATTCGAGTGTATTTCTAGTGGGGAAGTTGTAACTATACGTCTAAAATTATCGTCATCAACACCCTCCGCGGCCCCCAAACGCATACTACCAGCGACATGTAGTGCTTCTTGTGGAGCATTCGTCCCGATGCCGACTTTATTCCCCACTGAGTCCACGAAGAGGGTGTTCGTATCCACCGCCAAGTTTGAGGAAATGGCAACATCTCCCACAACATCTAGGGCTGACCCTGGGTCGGCCTTCCCGATGCCGACGTTGCCAGCGCCACTAATGATCATTTGTGGTATATCAGCTTCATAGTTATCTCGGTTCGTGTGGAAGCGAAGATCCATAGGACCATTACCACCAGTCAACTTACTTGACATCCCCGCGTAATGTGGTTCAGTTCCATCAGTGTCCGCATTTTTGAATAAATATGCACCAACGAAATCACCACTATTTCCAGTAGTGTCATCACGAGTGGCGATATACTCAAACCCTGTAGAACTCGAACCTTCGAGGCATTGTCCCCCATTTACTCCCACCGGATTCGTCGTCCCGATGCCGACTTTATTCCCCACTGAGTCCACGAAGAGGGTGTTCGTATCCACCGCCAAGTTTGAGGAAATGGCAACATCTCCTGAAAAGGCTTGGACATTCGTCTGTGCCATTTATAAGTACCGGACAATTTTTTTAG